AAGGTCGGCACCGGGTCCACCGCCTGGACCAGCCTGACGTACGCGATCGGCGGCACCTACCCGATCGTCAATGCAGACATTGCAGCGGGTGCTGCGATCGCCTACAGCAAACTGGCCACGCTAACCAGCGGCAACATCGTACTTGGCAGCGCCGCTAACGTAGCGACCAGCACGGCAGTTACAGGTGATGTAACCATCAGCAGCACGGGTGTAACTGCGATTGCATCTGGTGTGATCGTCAATGCAGACATCAACGCATCTGCTGCTATCGTTGATACCAAACTAGCCACTATTGCCACGGCAGGTAAGGTCAGCAATAGTGCAACTACTGCAACCAATGCTAACACTGCATCGGCAATAGTTGCCAGGGATGCAAGTGGTAACTTCAGTGCTGGAACAATTACGGCAGCACTAACAGGTAATGCTTCAACCGTTACCACCAACGCTAACCTAACCGGTGATGTTACCAGTGTGGGCAATGCAACTGCTATTGCTGCTGGGGTAATTGTTGATGCAGACGTGAATGCAAGTGCGGCAATTGTTGACACTAAGTTAGCGACCATCGCTACGGCTGGCAAAGTTAGCAACAGCGCCACCACAGCCGCCAGCGCCAACACGGCAAGCGCGATCGTAGCGCGTGATGCGTCTGGTAACTTCACCGCAGGCACCATCACCGCAGCATTGACTGGAGCGGCATCTTCCAACGTGTTGAAGGCTGGAGACACCATGACCGGCGTCCTAGCCGTCACAGCAGGCACCGCAGCATTACCGGGCATTGCCGTATCAGGCGACCTCAACACCGGCATCTACAGCCCCGGTGCAGACCAACTGGCCATCAGCACAGGTGGTACTGGGCGGTTGTTTGTGAATGCTGCCGGCCTGATTGATATATCTAATGCTACAAGCGACAAACTAACATTAAGTTATCCGGGTTTTGGTATTGGTACTTTTGGAGTTGATTCTACTGGAAGTCTTTTGTTTAAGGCGGATGAAGCCAATACTCAAGCAAATAGCATCATTCAATTTAAAATTGATGGCGGCGAGAAGGCCCGCATCGACTCCAGCGGCAGTGTGGGGATTGGAACAACATCCGTAATTAGTAGCTGTAAATTAAACGTAAATACTGGAATTAATTGTAACGGATTAAATGCTAGTGGTGCTGGTGGATTCTTTAATGCCGCTAATAAATTTGGCGTAGATAATAACTCTGGTGTAACACGTTTTTACTCAAGTGGCGCCAACTCTTCCACAAGAGGTTCATACGATTTTCGAATTACTGATTCAGTTGGAACACTGGATACTTCTGCTGTTGTTATTGATAACACAGGCAGGCTCTTAGTTGGCGGTAGTTCAGATAGCGGCGGCGCACTGCTTCAAGTGTTTAGTGATCGCATTAGAATTGGCACGGCAAAAACACCAGCATCCGCAACCGCCACAGGCACTGCCGGAGAAATCTGCTGGGATGCCAATTACATCTACGTTTGCACTACCACGAACACATGGAAGCGCACAGCGATCAGCACATGGTAATGACTTGCCCCGCACTTCGTCAATGCAACATCTGCAAAGAACATAGGCCGCAGACTGACTTCTACAAGGTCAAGCGAGCGAGTAAGGACATCCTTGGCGTTTCTCGCGTCTCACGCTGTCGCCAGTGCGAAATGCAGAAGTACATAAAGCTAGATCCACGTCGGAAGATGGTTTACGCAGCTCGCAACCGTGCTCGCATGGGCGGATTGGAATGCACCATCACTGTTGACGATATTGTAATTCCCGAAACTTGCCCGGTTTTGGGCATTCCGCTGTTTGCTCGTATTGGCGCTGGCCGCTCCAATCGTGATCAAGTGGAAAACTCGCCCAGCCTGGATCGCATCGACAACGGTAAAGGTTATATACCAAACAACATTGCCGTGATTTCTATGCGGGCCAATATGATTAAGAACAATGCTACGCTTGCTGAACTTAAAGCCATTGTGGCCTACATGGAAGCCAGTCAAGCCTCTTAACCAACGCCACTACTGTTTTTGTGCAATACAAGTCTGACAGACATATTTTTTATCAGTCAGATTTGTTTTTGAGCAATTAAAATGGTTGATATTACCACCACACCACCATGACCACCTACACCTGGGCCATCGCCAACCTTGAGCGCACCACGAAAGACGGCATCGTCTACACCGTCCACTGGACGCTATCCGCCGAAGATGGCACCTACGCCAGCTCCGCCTACGGCTCCATCGGCCTGGAGCAGCCTGAGGGCGACATCATCCCATACGCTGACCTAACACCTGAGCTAGTGATCGGCTGGACCCAAGACAAGCTGGACGTGCCCGCAATCGAAGCTGCACTCCAAGCCCAACTTGATGAGCAGGCGGCTCCTACTAAGGCGGCTGGGGTGCCGTGGGCCTAGAGCAGCTAAACTGGGCTGACGCCACTGCGGACCATGATCGAAGTCATTGCCGCACTGGTCGGCTCAGCGTTCACTGCTCTTGTCATGGCCACAGGTGGCGTCATCCGTGGCAACACCACCAACCGCGAGGTGGTCACCCGGCTCACGGTTGCCGTCGAGAATGTTGCCAGCAGGCTCGAGGAGCTTCACGTTGACATCCGCGCCGATCGCAAGGAGACCTTTGGCCGCCTCAACTCAGTTGAGCAGCGGGTATCCAAGGTTGAAGCAAAAATGGCAGACTGAAGCGCAGCCATTGCAACGCCATGACCGATCGGATCGCTGAGTACGTCGCCGTTGTCATCGCCGTTCATGGCGCCGCGGTGGCGATCGTCAACCTGACCCCCACTCCCAAGGACGACGAAGTTCTGGGCCGCTACAGCAGGATGGCTGTCAAGCTCTACCGGGCCGTGGAGATCCTGGCTGGTGTCATCACCCCGCTGGTAAAACGCTGAGATACCAGCCGCCGGTGCCCCCGGGCATCCATCTGGGGTTCCAGTTCTTGCGGCTGTAGACCACCCCAGCCCCCTTCGTGTTGGCCGTGTAGCCACCGGCGGCCAGGTTGGCCTCACCGTTTGGATCGTTCTGGATCCAGGTTGTCGCCGTGTAACCGATCACGACGGACCAGTGGCCACCGCCAGATGCGGCATTCGACGGGCCGTGATGCAGCCAACCCACAGCCACAGGCCGGCCAGCATTGATCTCGGCCTCCAGCTTGGCAGGGCTGCCATCGGTGTGGAAGTTGGCCTTGAGGCCCAAGCTGCGCAGCGCCAGCAGCTGCGCCTGCGCGTCGGTGCTGTCCCCGTACTGGTTGCGGATCGCGTTGTAGGCGTCATCATTCGCCACCTTGTTCCAGTGCATCGCGAGCATGGCGCAGCTCGAGCTGAAGCACTCCCGGTAGCCGGTGCCGGATTTATTGTCGAGCTGGCTCTGCCACCGCACAGAGAGCGGGTTGCTGGTGGGTGATGGCTTGACCGCAGGGGCCGCGCGGTAGAGGGCGGCGAAGTCTTCCACCTCCCTGGTGGTCAGGACCTGCTGCAGCGCGTTCCAAGCCGCGAGCTGATGCGGTTGCTCTTGGTAGTGCTTGGCGGCATCAGCCAGGCGAATCGTTGCCATCTGCGTTTGCTGCGATCTGGGCGAGCACCTAAGTTTACGGCTGGTTCACTGATCAGCTTGTGCCGCTGCCCGACTACGAGATCCATCACCTGTGCAGCAAGCACGCGATGGTGGTGCCATTTGATCCTGATCTGGTCAACCCGGCCAGCATCGACGTGCTGCTTGGTGATCGGCTGATGGTCGAGGTGGAGCATCGCCACGAGCTGGAGATCCTCGGCATCGGCCACTACACCCCGGCCAATCCCTACTGGCTGGCGCCGGGTGAGTTCTGCTTGGCGGAAACCCGCGAGATGTTCAACCTGCCGGACTTCATCGCGGCTCAGTTCGTGCTCAAGTCAAGCCGGGCACGCGAGGGCCTCGAGCACCTGCTGGCCGGCTTCTGCGATCCAGGGTGGCATGGCAGCAGGCTGACGCTGGAGCTCACCAACGCTCGGCGTTATCACTCAATTGCGATCTGGCCTGGCATGAAGATCGGCCAGATGGTCTTCCAGAAGATGGATGGCATCCCTGCCCGCACCTATGCGGTAACAGGTCGCTACAACATGGATGAGGCCGTCACGGCCAGCAAGGGCTAACCAGCTCGGGTGTGGCGGTAGCGAATGACCTTAGCAGGCGCTTCGGCCGGATCATCCAAGGGGATCATCCGGTAGTTCTCGACGCCATGGGATTCGGCCCAGTGCTGCGCGGCGATGTGGGTCGGGAATGGGCCGACGTGCCACAGGCCAAGGTCGAGGATGTAGGTCATTTTAGGGATGGGTTGCGTTCGGCAGCCGTCAGGCTCGGGTGGTCGCGGTCGTCGTCGTCATCATCATTCTCGTCCTCGAGCTGCGCAAGCTCGGCGCTTACCTTGCCAGCCTCCAGCTCAAGGAACCGCAGGGCATCGCCAAAGCCAATCTGCCAAGGCGAATCTGGATGCGGATTCTGCTGACTATTGAGCAGTACAGGCGTGCGGATCAGCTCAAGGATCACAGCGCCCAGCGTGTCAGGTGTGATGCCACAGCAGGCGAGGCGTTCGGCAGTTTCTTTGTAGTTCATGGGTTGGTAGCAAATTGGTTTGTGGATCACCGATGACGTTTGGTGATCCACTAAGTGCCGATCAGCGGCGATTCAGCTCCATGCCGTAGGTGCTGGCTTGGTCCATGTAGAACCCTTCCTTGATGGGATCCCAGCCGCGCATTGCCTCGGCAGCCTTATGGCAGTCGTTGACGGTGTAACGCAGCGCTGCAACGGTCATGGACTTGGCGCGCTCGCCCCAGGTGGTGAAGTCGGCGGCGGTTGCGTAGGTGGTGGTCATCGGTCGGTGGCGGTTGATGTGTGAATCCTACACCACCGGCAGCGCACCCTTCCCAATCAAGTCAGCCTGTTCACAATCCGTCACACTTCAGCCGATCAGGTCGCGTCCGTTACCGTTGGCCAAGCGGCGGTCACCCCATGCAGGCTTTCCTGATCGAGATCACCGCAAAGGTCATCTACCGCTCCGACACCAACCCAGACGAGCTGCCGGCTGATCTCTACAGCCGCATCACAGAGCACATCGGCAACGACGACGACATCCTCGACCTTTCAGTCGAGGCATTGCCCCTGCCGCTCGATCTCGGTGGACAAAGCACACATTGACGACACCCGCCTGGTCACCCGGCGATCGGCCCGTGATCAGATCCACCTCGCCTGGAACTATGAGTGTGCCTACTGCGGCGATCCGCTCGGTCGCAGCCCCACCCTCGATCACGTCGTGCCCAAGGTGTTCGGCGGCCTCACCGTCCGCAACAACATGATCAGCTGTTGTTTAATGTGCAACAGCCAGAAAGGCCACAAGTATTGGGTGGACTGGTATCGCGAGCAGCCGTTCTGGACATCAACCCGTGAATGGGCAATCGTGCGCTGGGTGTCTGGCGAGTCCTAGCGGTCGGCCACGAACAGCTCACAGCGTGCTGCAAACCGGCCGCCGCTCTGCCGCGCTTCGGGGAAATCAAGACCGCATCCCTTGCGCGTTGCCTCCCATTGAATGCAGTCCCAGCACATGCGCGGCGCATCATCCGGCCGGATCTTGGCACGTGCCATCTGGTAGATCGACTGCGCGCGCAGCATCGCATCCTGCAGCCGGATCGCGCCGGTGTCGGCCTCCACCTGGTGCTCAGCCTTCGGGCCAAGTACCACGCGGACGCGCCAGGTACGGTCGGCCCGATCGCAGAAGAGAAGCAACCGGCCGCCGTACAGGCTGATCATTCAACCTCACCGAAACTTGGCGCGTGATAGATCCGCTCCAGCACCATGCAAGCCGGATCGGGGTTCTGAAGACCCGAGACGACATAACTCGCCACCGGGTCGGTTCTATCGGCTGAAACGAACACGATCGAGGTGTCACGTTCCTTTACCACCAGCAGGCTGGTCCGCGGGCTGCGCACCAGCAGCGCAACCGCCAGCCGCTCCCAAAAGTTCAGACCTGCCAAGTGTGATCCGTTCATGGCCCCAGTTTGCCGAGCAACCGGGCGAGATACCACTGCGCCTTAGCCAGTGAATCCTCGCCCTTGTGCCGCTCGCGCCAGATGTACTTGATCGCATTCCCCTTGCAGTAGCCGCGGAACTCCTCTGGCGTCAGTGCGGCCTCGATTGCGTCGATGCACTCGATCTCGCCCTGGCGGTAGTGCGGCGGCTGGTTGACCAAATCCATGTCAGATAACAGTGCGGGTCTGGTAGTTGGGATCCTCAGGATCAGGACCGAAGCCGCTGGCGTCTGCTGTGGGTACCTCGGGCACCGGCTGAGCAGGTTTGACATCCAGCCAGGCGCGCAAGGCGTCTCCGGTTGGGGTCTTCTTGGGCCAAGCAATGAAGCGCAGCAGCTCCTTGGTGTCGGTGAACAGCATGGAGACATGGGGGCGCCAGGCCATGTAGCTGACGCCGT